TTAAACATATCATAAAGTTCTTGTTTCCATAATTCATTAAATTCACAGTCCCTATAGTTTTCAAACCAAGGACCGCCTTCAGTATAATGAATTAAATTTGGGGTTTCAATATCATCATACACACCTACTAAGTAATTCCATGTATGATCTAGTTCGCCTATTTCGTCATCTAGTAACCAACTAAATCTATGAAAGTATGCGCCATTAAGTTCTTTTTCGTTTACCATATCTTGGTCAACGACTCTATTACTAGGGTGGCCACAGTTCCATAACACAACACTTGACCAATTCTTGCGTGGATAGATAGTTTGCTTTTGTCCATCCATCTTAATACCTTCTTTAGGTGTGTAATCATGTTGTACACACATTACAGCATACTTGTCATCTGCTTGTGCAAACAGTTCAGCAATGTCTGTTGTAAGAATCATATCACAGTCCATAAACACAGCCCAGCCTCTGAAGTTAGTAAGCTCTGGTACTAAAAAACGTGTAAACGTAAACTCTGTACTTGCAAGTTTATCTTCAGGACGCTTGTACCATCCTGCTTGTCTTAATTCTTTTTGTACTAGTGGACGTACATCTGCGTTAGGTTGATGCTTCAATATGCTATGCTTACACACTTGGTAAGCCATATCTTCTCTTGGGTCGTAGCCTATGAATACTTTCATTAATCTCTTCTTTCTATATCTTCTTCAATACACTTTTCGCCATATTGTACTTCTATTACGTGTGCAGGAACATCTTGATTATTCATGGCTTTGTGCCATATATTTGATCCAATATTATAACCATTAGTTAGTGCAGGTAATTCAAATCCTTGTTGCGGTTCGCCACTCTCTTCTATTTGAATAGCCATACTTACTTGACCTTGTGTTACATACCACATCTCTGATCTGTACTTGTGTCTTTGATCGCTTAGACGCTTGCCTGGTAGTATTACAAGTTCTTTTACTTTGTATCCTTGTTCAGGTTGATCATCAAGTACTCTATACCAGCCCCATTCTCTTACAGTCTTAGGAGCCTTCCATTCTTCTAGTATCCAAGATGAACTGTTCTTTTTATCTTCTCCACCAACGCCAAATACAAATTCTACATTAGGCATATCACCATATGTAGCATATTCGGGTGTTGTTGTGTTGGTTCTATCTCCGCCGTTAGCAAAGATTAATTTGATATTTCCATGTGTACTAAGTGCTTGAAAAATTGCATTACATGCACTATCATCGTCATCGTTGAATCCTATAACTTGATCAACAACAGATAGTTCTTCTACAATAGAACATCTTTCATGGAAGGGCATAAAGTGTTTACCCTTTTTTCTAGCAAGCCATTCGTCTGAATTAATACCAACAATTAGTTTAGTACCGAGTTTTTTTGCTGCTTTAAAGTAGGCTATGTGCCCCGAGTGTAGTGGGTCAAATCCACCTGTGACTAATACAATACGTTCCATATAGATATTTATGTACGTAGTTTATTGCATTTAAAGATTACGAATGCAGGACTTTCTATTACTTCATATTCAGTAAAATGAGTTTTTATTAATTCTATTTTTTGTTCTTTTGAAAAAAAGTTTTTCCAGAGAGCTTTTTTTGACTTCTTATTTGAGAATAAAATTATTGTAGTGTCTGCATACTTTTTGTAAAAATTAACAATTTTATCAGGATAATCTAAGTACTCTAAAACTCCCAGTATCAAACAATAATCATAGTTTTTGTAAGGTACATAAATGTCTTGATCAAGATCTAATTGTATATCAGCTTTGTCAGTTTTATCTATACCTAGATAATCTTTAGCTTTGTAAAAATTTAAAAAATCTTTGTCAGCACATCCTATGTCTAATATTGTGCTGTTGGGCAAGATTAAATCTGCAACTTGTTTTGTTCTCAGATTCCATCTATGTTTAAGATCATACATTCTTAACTGCTACAAAATTAGATTCATACCCCTTTGGGTTTTCGTAACGCCTAGCATCAGCTGTACGATACACAAATTCATCTAATGTTAGTTCATTTAGATGTTTGTCATGTACTGTAAAACCGTAGTTACGTAATTGATTATACAGTTGATCATTAGTATAGTTATACTCTTTTGTATGTATTTCGTTGCATTCAAAGTAAATTACTTTTGCTGTTTTTAATGTAAATGATGCGCCTTGTAGTGCTAGTAGCTCTGCGCCTTCTACATCTAATTTAACAAAGTAAGGTGTTAATTGGAAACTATCTAATGTTTTACTAGGTAATGTTAACTCTTCAAAGTTCTCCATATAGGAGTGTTTTTGTAGCCCACTCCAGCCTAGTCTGTCCTTGTCTTTATAGAAAGTTGTTTCATTACAGTTATTGCTGATAACAAAATTATGTATTGTAACATTATTGTTTTTTCTAAATCTATTTTTGCATTTTTCGTATTGTTCTGGTAAAGCCTCAAAACAATGAAATGTTGCTTCCGGAAATTCAGTAACAAACGTCTTACACCATTTGCCTGTTCTTGCACCTACGTCTAACATAAACATGTCTTTAGGTGCTGTGTCTTTAATAAATTCGTAAATTAATTTGTCATCATCTTTTTTAAAGGCAGGCATCTTCCATCCCAGCAACTCTAAGTTTAACAACGTTTGTAATTTGCCATTGCTTTTGATCAAGTGCTTTAAGTACACCTAACCATTTATTACGTAACAATGCAAATTCATTAATAATCTTTTCGTAGTCAACAACGTCTGCCTCACCGTCTACGTATTTTTCAACGTCACGGCTTGACAAAGCTCGTTGATAATTTTCTAAATATTTCTTAAAGTATGAGCTACGCAACCTGCGTAACTCAATATTTAAGTAGTGTAGCACCGCTTCAATCTCTTGTAGTTGATTAAAGCGATGCTCTACAATGCCTGGCATAGATGCAGCAGCCCGTTCTACGTTACCTACCAACTTAACTTCTTTCTTTGCATCAAGAAGTTCGTTTTCAAAAAACGCAACAGCAGCAGGTATTTTACCTACGTCACGACTTACTTCACTATACCAACCCATTACTCACTCCACTCGTTGTCTTCGTCATCGTATGTTTCTTCGTTGTCTTCATCTAGATAATAAGATATTGCTTCATCTAGGTGATTATCATTGCCCAGAAGTTCTTTCATTTGCTGATCATCGACTCCGTGATCAGCTAATAAATCAACAAACTTCTCAGCAACTAATTCAACTTGTTTCTTGTCCACATACTCTTTGAACAAATTCCAAACGTCTACCGCCTGATCCAATTCCATAATTACTCCTCTGTAACAGTTTCTTCTAGTGTTTCTTCTAGTTCTGCTTCAGAGGTATTTACCACGGATTGCTCTTTTATCACATAATCAGCCATGACAATGTCTAGCTTCTCACCTGTCCAAGCCTTACGGTACTCTAACATTTCAGTGCCATCAGAAGTGATATATTTCAATCTGTTGCCTTGCTTTTCAATAACACCTTTTGCTTCGAAAAGTTCAACAATACCACTGTATGGGTTCATGCCAGTTTCGTATGGAATCTTAACCTGTACACCTTCAAACGGTTTTGCGTAACGTGTTTTCATTACCTTACAGCCAGCACGGATACCCATGACTTGACTGATCTTATTACCGTCTGCATCTTCTTTGAGCTTCATCTTCTTCATTGCTACAACAATACTAGAAGCGTATATAAAGCCCTGTCCACCACTTATTTTATCGTCTGGATCAAACATATCCTGTGACGCATAAGTGTGATTAGTACAAACTAAGCCTACGTTGTGGGCACCAATCATGTTAACAGTATTACGGACTAATGAAGTTAGTGCTTTAGGCTTACGACCCATATCACCTTTCATGTCACCCTTGTTAAACTGATCAACATCAGTTGGTGTTAATAGCATGCCAAGTGAGTCAATTACAAATAATACTTTAGGACGATCTTCCTCATCCATTGCTTTGTAATCAATCATAAACGTACTAATAGTTTTAGCAACGTCATCGATCATACTCATACTTAATTTTAGAAGCTTCGATTCGTCACAGTCGACTCCTAGTGCTTCTAGCCATGCTTGATCAAGTGCATTTTCTGTATCAATTAAGACTACATAAATGCCTTGTTCTTGTGCGTGTCTTACAATATTACCTGCCGCAAAATAACTTTTGCCTGCGCCAGACTCTCCTGCAAACACTGTTACCTTTCCTAGTGGTACACCTTTGTCAAAGTCTCCACTAATAAGATAGTTTAGTGCGTACGAACCAGTACTAATCCAATCTGTAGGATCATTAAAACCTGAGCTCATACCTTGGATTGACTTTGTTAAGTCTTTCCTAAATTTACTTACATCGAATGATTTAGCCATTTCTTCTCCTGTATAAAAAGTTGCTTCTACTAACGTTTGGAACGTTGACAGGTAAACCTTGAATCTCTGTTACCGGGTTAGTTAGTAGAAGCTATAATGTTATTATTACTGTTGACGACTTCTAATCATTGCTAGAATGTCACTTGCATTACCTTCGGGTGCAGGAGCCGCTTCAGCTGCTGGAGCTACTGGTTCAGCCACTGGTGCTGGTGCTGCTTCTGCTACAGGAGCAGGTGTTGCAGGTGCTGATGAACGTGAAGTTGCTGTTGCGTTTGCACTTGCAGCTACTTGTGGATCACCTGTACGTGCTTGCATACCTGCAGGACGGAAGTAATTACTCCAACGTTCTGCGTCATATGCTTCACCATCTACTGATGCTTCAAACATTTCTTGCATCACTTTTACAGCCGTTTCATCTGGCTTCTTGGGTAAGAAGTCTGATAAGTTAAACAAACTGTGCGTATTAACAGCATTCATTTCGCTATCATCTAATGGACGCTCTCTACGTGCCCAGGATGATGTTGAGTAGTCTGCATACCCACCTTTAGATGTTTTGTTAAGACGGAAGTCTACACCTGCTGTGTAATCAGTCGGCAATTCTTCCATATCTGGATCCATAAGCGCCTGCTTAATAATCTGGAAAATTTGTGGACCAATAATGAACCTACGTATTGGGTTCTCAGGTGACTGATCGTCTGCAATTGGATTATCAGTTACAAAGCCTTGGAATACGTATGAACGCTTTTTCCAATACTTACGACCCATGTCTTCTAGACTTGAATCTTTAAACCAACCACGTACTTCATTTAAGATGTTACATGTTTCACCATACATTTCCATACAAGGAATTTGTACTTGTACTGGACGACTATCAGTTTCGCCTTTAACACCTGCGAACGGAAGTTTGATCATCAAACGTTCTGCCCAGAAAAAAGTGTTATCTGCGTTACCGTCTGGAAGGAAACGTAGAGTTGAACTCTCGCCTTCTTTCATATTCCAAAATGGGTAAATTGGGTTTGGACCTTGGTTTTGTCCACCGCCCGATGAGCGGGTTTCTTGTTCTTTGAGCTTTGCTCGGATTTCTGCTAATGATGCCATAGTTAATGCCTCCTATAAGTGCCTATGTTTTGCTTTGTAGCTACATTGCTACATTTTGTGCCTATTAGTTTGTAGCACAGTCTTTATTATATACTGTTTTACAAACAAAGTCAAGTGTTTTTTTAAAGAAAATACATAAAAACTTATAAGCGGTTAGCTAATTATCTTAAACCAGCTAACTCACGTATTCTTTCAAACTCTGGATTTTCCATTTGCTGTGGTTGCTCACGCATTTGGTACTCTTCAAATGTTTGGTTAATTCTTTCAATAAACTGTTTAGCTGGAGTAATATACTCTTCACCGTAGTCTTTTTCGATCATAGTTAGTACGGCTGTTTCGCCCTTTGGAAATGATCCGTTTTCTCTATCAAAGTAACTTAGTATGAACTCGCCTAATGGGGTCTTTTCGTCCTTTTCAAGTGTAATCTCATCGCCGTCTGGACCGTCTACTTTGTCACCTTTTTTCTTGCCATTCATTTTGGCGTTCTTTAC